AAAGTCTCGCGGCTTCTCCGGTGGCGTGTATATGATCTTCTTCTTTTCATATAGCCGACGCAATGTCGGAGCGTTAAAATATAGCGCCCCAGCCTCGTCAACCATAGCTAATTTGTCATCTCCGTTGTTGTTGTTAACCACATGTGCATCCATTGATTTCATCGACAACATTTCAATGTGCGAAACTAAACATTTAATCAGATCCTCATTTTCAGCATGGGGATCATCACCAGTGCCTTCACAAGGAAGATACACAAACATTTGTTTCACATTATGTCGCTCTAACATGATCTGGGCACTTAAGATTTTCTCCGAAACGCTTTCTCTCCATAACATACGATCACGACCGTTGTGTCCTAACGTATTCCAACAAGCTGTTGCATAACTGCCAGAAGGCATAGCCGTAAATATCCAGTAAACTATATCTCCAAAAATATGGAAACGATATAGTGCACTATACATCACAGTATTTGCCCCTAAACGCGTTGTGAATGCGTCACGATACAAACCTAACCGGTTATTAAAACCATCAACTACTTCAATACACAATCGCATCGTCGCTTCGTCAAAAGTTCCATCCCATCCAGTAAAATCACCTTCAAGGAACTGGGTTCCGATAGTCAACCCATTCTCAATCATGGCAGTTGGATCAAAGCCATGAATATTAATACCTAACGTAGAATTAACTCTCCACTTGTATTTAAGTTGGACTGCACCAAAAATACCAATGACTCTCTTCATAAGGATAAGATTCGGACAATTGAAAATGTTAAACAGACGAGTTTCGCCTGCCTGAACTCTTTCAATCTTCCGCTTCTCAACCTTAGGAACATCCTTAACATAATTTCCAACATATGTACCAGTTCTTATGGCAACATACAAACCGTCGAGCTGTTCACGCAAATAGGTCTTAGGGCGATAGTCATTCAAGCCATCAACTCCAAGGTTGTCAAAAAGCCAACCTTTCCCAAACGTACCCTTTGGACGAAAATTCTCCGTAGGGTAACCACTAGATGTACTCATATTGAGTGGCTCTACCATACCAGGTATTCCGTTAATCGCCTCATTTTCAGTCAACAATCGATCAGGGAATCCACCATCCTCTTTATAAATTTTCACATATGTTGCAATAAGATAATCAATAACGATCTTACGATCGAACTCCCTCCAGCCACCAGTACCCAAGACAAACTTTTCAGTTGACTTGAGCAATGGAAGCTGATATTCATCCAAACGCGGATCGCCTGCAACAAGAGGCGTTGGTTCCATTTCATGTGGCAGATAATCAAACAATGGCGACGGTATTATGTCACCAACTGTTGGCATTCGCAATGGTCTCTTCAAACGACCCACAGGGAAACAAGCGCTTCCTAGCGGCATAAACTGCGAATCCTCCTTTTGACACTTCACTTGGGTTTCAAATTCACCAAGTGGATCTAGTTCCAAATTGTCGATAACATCAAAAGGACACTCCGGTGTCACAAACGTATCTGCATCAATAACGTCCATTATCATTTCTTGCGTTATAATAGATGTAAATCCAATGCCTTCAGCACCTGAAACATGCATACCACAGATCACAGTGGCGCCTAAATATTGGCTATCCGCTACTAACACGGATCCACAATCGCCATCAACAGTGCTAAAGTTGTACGCAAAAGTTCTACCAGTACAAAAGTGATCTTGATTTCCGCTATAACCAATATTATTCATAAGTTTCAAAGTACCTACGCCATTTTCGCGCAAGACTCCATG